TTATGGGAAAAAAGAAAAAAATGTCGTTCAAGTTGAATCCTGAGTGGATGTATAAAGAGCCGTTAGATTTTGAATATAACAAATATACACTACTAGATTATTTGCAAAAATGTGATAAAAGTTTTGATAAATTTGAATTATATCCAAACTTTGTTGAACTTTCTTTGCATTTGGCTAATATACAATCCATAGTCAAAGAAAATACACTATTATTAACTAATAAGAAATTTGAATCATTCGATGATGAAATATTAGTTAAGGAGCTTATACCAAAAAAACCAAGGAAACTATCTGAAGAAGAAGAGAATGAGTTAGATAAGACAATTAAATACTCTGGTCCAAAATTATTTGACGCATTTAACATTGCTAAATCAATTTGGAACATTGCGTTCGAATCAATAGATTTATATATTAGAAAAAACAAAGAAGCTCTTATTGCTGGTACAGGATATATTTTCTTCTATAGAAAACAGAATGAAAAGTTATATGTTTGGGAATATGAGATTAAATCTGATAAGAAAGATAGGTCTACTAACAGGACTTATTTGAATTTAATCTTTGACGGTAATGTTGACGAGTTTACTTTGACTCAAATAATTGAAACTTTTTCGAAATGGAACCAAACGGAGTATTACAAACAATTACCGATATTCGAAATCAAGTGTTCACAAAATTTCCCGTTCGAAGAAACGATGGTTCCAATCATCAAAAGAAAAGTTATGTCCTACATTTTTCAAATTGTTAATATTGAAAAAATAAATAACTTTGACTCTAAACAATAAGTTTATTATACTTTCAACATGGGATTCAATAAAAGATGGGTTGACCCTAAAAGGTGTATTAACGCTTTGAAAGAGGGTAAACTCAAAGAATTTTATGGAAAAAGTGATATGTTAGTATTCGAGGACGATACTAGCTCCCTTATATATGATTTATACGTCCAAGGTAAAACGGACGAAGAAATATTAATTATTATTAACAAAAAAAACATGGAGGAAAAAACCAATGAAGTGTATCAAATCAATCAAACCAACTAAGAACACCGAGGTAGGTGTTATTGTAAGAATCGATGACATCGAGGCAGAAACTAAAGTAAAAACAGGTTATTGGGCTTATGCTACAAAATCTGAATATAAAGCTTTAAAAAAAGGAGTGACTGTAGAGGAACTACAATCAACTGAACAAGAAACAAAAAAAGTAAAACTTAAAAAGAAAAACTAATGAATAAGAATTTAATCAAGATGTTAAAGACCTCGGCAGAGGCAGAAAAGGCTAAAGCACTATTGTCTTTAGATTTGTTAGGAAATAAAAGTGTTGGTATCGGAGACCACTCAACAAAAGATTTCTATAATAACGCTGAAGAAGCATTACAAATGTTGGTTGACGCTGACGATAAGTTAGAAGCAATCGCGAAGTATTTTGAAAACGATGAAAAAGTATCTTAAGAAAATAGAGTTTTGGATTGATATTCACCTAGTTTATTACCTATACAATGGAAATAAGATAGAGAAATATTATCAATACTTAGAAAAAAAATGGGGTAAAAATGAGTAAAGAAATGGTAAACCACCCGAATCATTACGGTGGAGAAGATAATCCATACGAAGTTATCAAAGTATGTGAAGCGTGGGAGTTGGATAAAGATGCTTACTTATTCAACGTTGTAAAGTATGTTGCAAGGGCAGGAAAGAAATGTCCAACTAAAGAGTTAGAAGATTTGAAAAAGGCGTCATTCTATTTAAACAGAAAAATTCAAAATTTAGAAAAATGATTATTTGGTTAACAGGACAACCTGGCTCAGGTAAGACAACTATTTGTAAAAGAATCCTTTGGGATAAACCAGGGGTATTTCACATCGATGGTGATGACCTCAGAGATTTATTTGAGAATAAAGATTATTCTGAAACAGGAAGAAGAAAAAACATCGAACTGGCACAACAAATTGCGCAATACCTTCATAAGAAAGGAAGTGATGTTGTGGTTTCATTGGTTTCCCCCTATAAAGACCAAAGAGATAAATTCAAAGAAAAGATGGGGGATAACTTAGTTGAGGTTTATGTTCATACTTCTGAAACAAGGGGACGAGAAAATTTCTTTGTGAAAGAATATGGACAACCAACCGAAAATTATTTAGACATTGACACCACAAATGAAAGTGTTGAAGAATCAGTAAAAAAAGTTTTAGATTATGCAAAAAGTTCACGTTGAAGGGGACCCGAAGTTAAAGAACACAGGAGGTAAACAATATTCAATGTTTATCGGACGATGGCAACCTTGGCATTCTGGTCACAAATGGTTAGTTGACCAAAGATTAAACGAAGGGAAAAATGTTTTGATTTGTATAAGAGACATTCAACCAGATGAAAAAAATCCATTCAGTGCAACCGAAGTTGAGTCAAACATCAAAAAAGAACTTTGGCAATTATTGGGTCAAGAAAGGGTTAAAATCATGATTATACCTGACATAGAATCTGTCAACTTCGGTAGAGGTGTTGGATATGATATTATTGAACACGTACCACCACAAGAAATTCATGATATCTCGGCAACGAAAATTAGAGAACAAATGAAAGAGGAAGGTAAGTTATGATTGACGTAAAGGCAAGGTGGAATACCCAATGCGAAGACAATCACAATTATTGGAGAATAATTGTTGATGGGATGGAACACCTTTGTTCAAATATTATATTTGAAGTGCCTGTTCATACAAGTCGAGATGATGTTTGGGACACTATAAGGGCGACAAAAGTAAATAAACATCATGTTAGTTGCTTCGCGAATGAAGTAATTTGGAAAGGTGATGTGGTAATTGTTAAATAAGTAATGATGGAAAATTTTGTGAATAAGATAATAAATGGAGATTGTGTTGAAGAGATGGGTAAGTTACCCGAATCATCTGTTGATTTAATTGTAACATCACCACCATATAATGTGGGAATTGATTATGATACTCACGACGACAATCAATCCATGGAAGATTATTGGAAATTTACTGAAAATTGGTTAAGTCAGGCGTTTAGAATCTTGAAGGATGATGGTAGGATTGCTATCAACATTCCATATGAAGTAAACGTACAAGACAGAGGTGGTAGAGTACTATTCATGTCAGAGTTTTGGTATGTAATGAAGAAAGTCGGATTCAAGTTCTATGGACTTGTTGACCTTGATGAGAACTCACCACACAGAAGTAAGACAACGGCTTGGGGGTCTTGGATGTCACCATCATCACCATATATCTATAACCCGAAAGAGTGTGTAGTTCTTGCATATAAGAAAGACAGAATCAAGAAAGTTAAAGGAGAACCACAGTGGGTTGGAGAAGTTATTGATGTGGAACAAGAAGATGGTACAGTAAAGAAAAAGACCGTATATCAGGAAGAAGATAAAAAAGAATTCATGAGTTTGGTTTATGGTCAGTGGGAGTACTTTGCGGATACCAAACAACAAACTAAGGCGACTTTCTCCATGGACATCCCAATGAAAGCCATAAAGATTTTAACCTATAAAAACGATATAGTACTCGACCCATTCTGTGGTTCAGGAACAAGCGTAGTTGCTTCAGTAATCGGAGATAGAAGATGGATAGGTATTGAATTAAGCCCAAACTATTGTGAGGTTGCACGAAAAAGAGTTCAACATTTTGTTGACTTGAAGAAACAAGGTGTTATAAACTTTGGAGATTAAAAATTAATAACCAACATATATAAACTAAAAAGGTCCTTGAGACCTTTTTTTTGTTTCTATAAGTATTTATAAATAAAAACATTAATGGCTGAGATTATAATAACCGAACGTCAACTAAAATTAATCAAACAGAAAGTTGTTTCTGAAAAAAACAATCAGGACAAGAATGTGATTAACGAGGCGTGGTATAATAACGTTATGGATATCGTGGGTATTATTGACCCCACCCCAATTACCGATACTATTAATGCTGTTTCATATTTCGTTCAAGGAGATACTTTATTTGGTGTATTGAGTTTAGTTGCTGCATTACCTTTCTTTGTCGGAGATGCGGTGGCAAAACCTGTTATGGGCGCGATGAAGATAGGTTCAGCGGCAACAAAAGAATTAGACGTTGCGTTGAAATTAGCCAAAACAAACCCTAAAGCGGCTACTGAAATTATTAGTAGGTTGGCAAAAGACCCAGGTCCTGTTGGAAAGTTCTTGCAATCTGCAGGAGGTACTAACGGTTGGGCAGAAAAAGTAA